AGTAGTGTACTCCACAATTCAAAAACTTAAAGTTCTTTAATATTATGGCTGAAGCGATAGTTTTCAATGATGTACCTCAACGGACTCAATCTACGTTTGATCCGGAGGCACAATATGTGGTATTTGAAAATACATACCGAGCAAACCTCACTGTTAACACCGCTCGAATTTTCTTCCTCAATCAGAAGAGAGCCAAGGATACTTTACGTCAGACGCCGAGGCCCACTGTCAATCTTACTTTTGGACAGTGCACATTTCCAGTGGTTAATAACCATTATCCACAATTCCAATCAAATCCGGTTGATGATTCAGCCCTTACCCTGCACCGCCTCTCCGGCTACCTTGCGAGATGGGTGATGACATTTTATGCTCAAAGCCCAGTCAACCAGGCTGCTGTGCGTGAGGCAGTTGTGATACCTCTGGCTGAGGTCAAGGGTTGCTCATGGAATGATGGGCCTGCACTTTATCTTGGATTTGCTGCAGGTGCAGAAATGTTTCTGCAAACCTTCACCTTTTTCCCTCTGGTGATTGAGATGCACCGTGTTTTGAAAGATGGCATGGAAGTAAATTTCATGAGGAAGGTTCTGCGCCAACGTTATGGAGCTCTGACTGCAGAACAATGGATGAGGCAGGAGATTGTGGCTATCAGGGCTGCATTTGATGCTGTCGGTGCATTGCCTTGGGCTAAGAGTGGGTTCTCTCCTCTTGCTAGGGAGTTCCTTGCCCAGTTTGGCATCAAAATTTAAAATATTCATTATCAAAATTATTAACCAAAAATATACAAAAATACAAAAAAAGAAATAAAATATATAAAAAAACCCCAAAAAAACTATAAAAAACAAAAAAACAAAAAAATAGTAGTACTTAGCTTAGCTAAGTACTACAATATAAGCAGCTGCTAAAGTCTTTAAATATACCTATATCAGTTTATAATACTTGCTGTTTAATCATCTTTGAATTGGGAGCACACTACT